CACAACTCCAACCTTGCAGTTTTTTAAACGGTATCAGGGTTATGTTGGTAACTTTTCTGTGACTGAGGATTGGAATCAGCAGATGCGGTCGCGGGTGGCTACTTGTTCAATCAGTTGCTCATCATTTAGGACTATTTTGCAAAACCGTATTAGCGGATTAAAAACCAATCCTTCGGTTTGGAAGAACTTTTACCCTAGCGACACAAGCATGGACAGAGTTCCTGTCATTGCCTCAACTTACTTTGACTTTGGTTCACCGCCTGTGCAAGGTAGTCAATCTGCAACTAATTCACCATCTGATTCTGGTTTTGCCTCACAAGAAGCATAGACATGATAAGACAGGCTACAAGACACGATATTCCAGTTTTGGTATGGATGATGCGGGAGTATGCAAAAGAAGCGCCTATCCCCGTTTTAACCAGACCTGATGCACATAACTCAGACCATGTTGGGCAATTGATATTTCAAATGCTGAGTGGTCGGGGATTTATTCTGATTGATGATGACCACAGGGGCATGATTGCCGCCATCATTACTCAAAATGTCTGGTGTCCTAAAGTATTGGAATTGCGTGAATTGGCTTGGTGGGTAATGCCGGAACATCGAGGTAAATCTATTGGTGGCAAATTGTGGATTAAGTTTGATGAACTTGCCCAAGATATGCTGAACAATAAACGGGTAGATTTTGTTTGCACTACGGTAATGGCAAACTCGCCTTTGATAGACTATACAAAGCGTGGTTACAAACCGCTTGAAGTAACATTTTTTAGGGACTGAAAATGCCATCCACACTTGTATTAGCCGCAATGGGGCTTGAATTAACTGGCATGACATTGCTTGCAGCAAGGTTTGCCATTAACTTTGCTGTTTCCACAATTGTGACTCGCGTGTTTACTTCAGGAAATGCCAATCAAAATGTGGATAACGGTGTTCGCCAACAAGTGCCACCATCTACCACAAATAGTATTCCAATCGTTTATGGCGATGCTTACCTTGGCGGTGTGTTTGTCGATGCCGTGTTATCAACAGACCAGAAAACAATGTACTATGTTTTGGCTATATCTCAGATTAGCCCTAATGGTCAGTTTTCTTTTGACACAACAAAGATGTACTGGCAAGACCAGACAATTACATTTGATGGCACTGACCCAACAAAAGTAGTAAGCCTGACTGATGGCGCCGGAAATGTTCAGACAAAGATTTCTGGCAACCTTTATATCAACCTATACAGATCTAACGAAGCAGGGACTATTACTGCTTTGAATGGCACAGCCTTACCTAACTCTGTCATGGGTGGCTCTGACATTGCTGTGGCTCAAAGATGGCCTTCTAGCGGTCGCCAAATGAATGGCTTGGCGTTTGCTATTGTGAAGATGGTTTACAACAGGGATGCTGGCACAACGCAAATGCAACCCATCACCTTCAGGGCTTCGCATTATTTGAACAGCACAGGTGTGGCAAAGCCAGGCGACGTTTGGTATGACTACATCACAAATGATAAGTATGGCTGTGCAATGGATGCAAGCATTGTGGATGCTACAACTGCAACCGCATTAAACGCTTATTCTGACCAAACAATTACTTATATCCCTGCATCTGGCGGTTCTTCCACTCAGCCTCGTTACCGAATTAACGGTGTAATGGATACGGGCCAAGACGTATTGTCTAACCTTGACCAAATCATGTTGGCTTGTGATTCATGGAATCAATACAACGCTGCAACTGGTAAATGGTCTATTGTTATTAATAGAGCAGAAACTGAATCATTTGTTTTTAATGACTCAAATATTGTTGGCGAAATTCGCGTTAGTGCGTTTGATATTGCTTCTAGTATTAACCAGATTCAGGCGCAGTTTCCCAGCAAGTTAAACCGCGACCAATCAGATTACGTTTACTTGAACACGCCTTCAGGATTGTTGTTTGCAAATGAGCCTGATAATAAATACACAATTACTTTAGGTTTGGTCAATGATTCTGTGCAAGCGCAATACCTTGCAAATAGGATGCTTGAACAAGCGCGGGAAGATTTAATTGTTACTTTCTCTACAACCTACAACGGTATTCAAGTTGATGCTGGCGATGTAATTAGCGTTACTAACTCTGCCTATGGCTGGACAAATAAATTATTCCGTGTCATTAAAGTGTCTGAAGCATCACTTCCTGATGGCAACTTGGGTGCGGCTCTTGAATTGAATGAGTACAACGCACAAGTTTATGACGATGCTTCCATCACAGCATTTTCTCCAACACCAAACAGCAATCTGTCAAACCCTAATTTCTTTAGCAATTTAACAGCACCAACAGTAGCGAATATCAATCCAACTTCAACCATTCCGCACTTTGATGTTGTTTGCGGAATACCTGCAACTGGCAGGGTTACTGAAGTTACTTTGTTTTATACAACAGTAAGCAGCCCAACCACTTCTGATTGGGCGGTTTGGGGTGTTGAGACACTGCCTAACTCGCAACCATTTGCGCCCTCTACCAGTTTGACTTTTGCTGACCTTAACCTGCCCACAGCAACTTATTATTTTGCCTTTAAAGTGGCAAATGAAATTGGCGGCTCTGCTTTGTCTGCCACATCAACAGGGTTTACTTGGTCGCCAAATCCAACAACAACGGCGGTGGCTGGTACGTTCTTGGCAACTTTCTCACCAATCGTGATGCAAGTGCCAAGAAATACATCACTTGTTCCATCTTTTACAGGATTGATTACACAACTGTACGGCTCTGCGGCTGGTGGTGCAATCGACTTTGTAACTGCTCAAGCAGATAGTGATGCGTCTTTTGTAGATAACACTTGGCGTATTGGCGCATCTTCAACCACAGGCAATGCGGATGTATCTACATCAGGCGGCTTGGTTATGGGTTCAATTACTGACGGTGGCACATTTGCTCAATGGGGAATCCCAACAGCAATGACTTCATCACCAGCGACATTGACTGTGCCTGTGCGTTACAAATCTTCTTTGGGCGTGGTGTCTCAAGGTGCAACGGCTGTATTGCAATTTGTGTTTGTTGACCAAGGCGCAACTGGCTCGCCAGGCACTGATGGCAATCAAGCGGCTAACCCTACTCTGTATCAATGGGCTACCACCACACCATCCAACCCAAGCGGTTCATCTACCTACACTTGGGCAACAGGCGTTAACTCAAGTTATACAGGCGGTGGTGGCTGGACAACGACTATCCCTGCTAATCCTATAACTGCGGGAATTCAGTTGTGGACAGCAATTAAACCAACCGTGGTGGCGGCTGGAACGACTACCTCAACAATCAGTTGGACAAGTGGCTTTACTATATCTTCTGTGACTGCTAACGGTGCTAATGGCGCCAACGGCACAAATGGAACAAATGGAACAAATGGCCTTCAGACAGCAAGACCTACAGTTTATTTGTGGGCGGCTACATTGCCTTCTAGCCCAACAGGAACGACAACTTATACATGGTCAACTGGTGCGTATTCTGCGCCTTCTGGCTGGAGTACATCCATTACAAGTTCGCCAAGTACGGGGTTCACACTTTGGGCGGCTACGGTCAATATTACTGATACGGCTACGGCAACCACCACCACAATCAATTGGGGCTTGTCTAGCATCATTGCTTCGGGCTATGCGGGAACTAATGGCGCTACGGGTGCTACAGGTCCTACAGGCCCGTCAGGTGGAACTGGTGCTACTGGCAATCAAGGCGCGTCTGCCCGAATCTGTTACTCCAAAACAACTTTAAGTTCTTTGGATACAACACCGACAACCATCACAACAACAGGAAGCGCGTCATTCCCTGCAAATAATTCTTGGGGAACTGGAACTGTCTGGGTTGCACAGCCACCAGCGATTACTGCGGGTGAATCGGTTTATCAGTCAGACGGTATTTATGACCCTGCAACCAATAACACGGTCTGGAATGTTCCTTATCTTTCTGCGCTAAAAGTTGGCAGCCTTTCTGCAATTACTGCAAACACAGGAAACCTGACTGTCTCTGGAACGATTCAATCAAACACGGGTGCAATTAGTGGCACGACAATGACAGGTTCAGGCGCGGTCATTTACTCGTCTGGCAACTTTGCTGTTGGTAATGCAACAAACAACATTACCTATAACGGCTCTGCCATCACGCTAAATGGAACGGTTGTTTTCCCTGCCAACATTAACTCAAACAACCTGACGCTAAAAGACGGTTCAGGCAACGTGATTTT